ACGCGCTGCGATACGTGAAGGATCAGACCGAAGCGGTGTGCCTCGAAGCCGTGAAGAATGACGGCTACGCGCTGCGATACGTGAAGGATCAGACCGAAGCGGTGTGCCTCGAAGCCGTGAAGCGTAACGGCGACGCGCTGCGATACGTGTTGCTTTTCGAAATTTTCGAAAAGCTCGCAAAGCTGTTTAATCTCTAATCTCGAAAGGTACTCAAATGGAACTCAGAATTAACCTCAACGATCGCGAGGAAATCGCCGCCGCGGTGCCCTTGCTGCAAACGATCCTCGATGCCACGCCGAAGACTTGCGGCGGCCAATGCTCGCACGGTTCGCCCGAACATGCCGCCGATTTCTCGGCCACGCAAGCCGCGGGCTTAGTCGATCTCATGGCGGGCAAATCTGCGGCCGACGTGTTCACGGGTACCGGCCTCCCTTTGCCCCCGGGCGGTGCCCCCTTTACTGCGGGTGCCGCTCCGTTGCCGATTGCCCCCGAGGTTCCGACGGCGACTACTTCCGCCGCGACGCCCGCCCCCGTTCCGCCTGCACCGACGACCGCGAGCGCGGCGGCTGCCCCTTCGGCACCTGCGGCCCCTTCGACCCCTGCGCCCGCCGTTGAACTCGATTCGAAGGGCCTCCCGTGGGATGCGCGCATTCATGCGGGCAGCAAGGCCAAGGTAAAGGACGGCTCTTGGAGGGCGAAAAAAGAGATCGACCCCGCCTTGGTCGTATCCGTCGAAGCCGAGTTGCGCGCGCAAATGGCGGCAACGGCCGCTCCCGCCGGTTGGCCCTTTGCTGGCGATGCCGCGGCCCCGGGGGTGCCCGCCAATCCGGCCGCCCCTTTCGTTCCGCCGGCTGCAACCTTACCGCCTGCCGCGCCGGTTGTGCCTTCGGTAGCTGCCGACCCGACGACGTTTGAACAGCTTATGCCGCGCATCACGGCCGCGGTTACCGGCGGAATCCTGCCGCCTACGGCTATCGGGGCGGCGTGCGCTGCGGTCGGGTTGCCTTCCGTCGTATCGTTGCAGACGAGCCCGCAATACGTGCCGCACGTGTGGGCCTCGCTCAAACAGCAATACCCGAGCCTTGCATGAGCGCGCACGCTTTCCTCGCGCCGTCCTCGGCTTTCCGTTGGGTGCGCTGCGCCCTCTCGGCAAGCCTTGAGGCGGCTTACCCGGAAATCGAGGCCAGCCCGTCAAGCCTCGAAGGGACGGCCGCGCATTGGGCGGTGCAAATGCTCTTGCAGGGTACGCCGGTCGCGCTCGATATGCAGGCCCCGAACGGGATCGCCGTAACCCAAGACATGCTCGAAGCCGCCGAAATGGTGCGCGACGACATACTCGCAACGCTCGGGCCGGATTGGGCGCAGTACCTTGTCGTCGAACGCCGGGTGCAAATCCCGCGCATACACCCGACGCACAATTGGGGCACGCCGGATTATCGCGCGTGGTCGCGGCTCAACAATGGCCGCCTTTGCCTGCACGTATGGGATTTCAAGTACGGGCACGGCATCGTCGAAGCGTTCGAGAATTGGCAGCTTATCGACTACGCGGCGGGGCTTTTGGGCGAGGCGGGCATCGACGGTTTGCAAGATCAAGAAACCGTCGTCGACATGTGCGTGATCCAACCCCGGGCATTTCACCGCGAGGGCCCCGTGCGACGTTGGCGCGTGACCGCTTCCGATTTGCGCGCGCACTTTAACCAACTTTCGAACCAAGCGCGTAAGGCCCTCGCGGCCGACCCGGAAGCGGTACCGACGCCCGAGGGTTGCGAGAATTGCCAAGGTCGCCACGCCTGCGAGGCGTTACAGCGCGCGGCGTACGCGGCGGCCGATCGGGGCGCGCACTACGGGGCCCTCGACTTACCTCCGCACGCTTTGGGCCTCGAATTGCGTTCGCTCAAACGGGCGCAAGCCTTGATCGAGGCGCGCGTTTCGGGGTTGGAAGCCGAAGCGATTGCCAAGATCAAACGCGGCGAGTTGGTACCGTTCTGGATGCTCGAATCGACCCCGGGGCGTTTAGCGTGGCAAAAATCCGCGGCGGAAATTTTGGCCCTCGGTCAAATGCTCGGCCTCGATCTCGCCAAACCGCAAGAGGTAATCACGCCCACGCAAGCCAAGGCGGCGGCGAAGGCGGCCAAGATACAAGGCGAGATTTTCGACGCCTTCGCATCGCGGCCCGCCGGTACCGCAAAGCTCACTTTCGACAATGGCGAAAAAGCCCGCTTGACTTTTTCGACAAGTAATACATAATTCGAGCCCCTACCATAACAAACGAAAGGTACCATCATGGCAAAAACTGATTTTCTTACTCCCGTCGGCCGCCTCGTACAAGGCGACCCGTTCGAAGCGCAAACCAAGAACATGCAGGGGCAGCCCCTCATGACGCAATCGGGCCAGCCGACGCAACGCTATTTTATCGCGGTCGCGTTCCCCAAGACCGATCCGAACTTCCCAGCGTTTTACCAAAAGCTCGTCGAGGTCGCTCGCGCTTCGTTCCCGACCCTGTTCAACGCGCAAGGCCAATGCACGCACCCGCGTTTCTCGTTCAAGCTGGCCGACGGCGACGGCGTGGACGACAACGGCAAGAGCAACGCGACGAAAGAGGGTTTCGCCGGCCATTGGGTCGTGAAGTTTTCGAGCAGCTTCGCGCCGCGTTGTTTCCACGCGGGGCACTATCAGCCGCACGAGCAGATTCAAGACCCGAAGGCGATCCAACGCGGCTACTTCGTGCGCGTCGCGGGCACCATCGAAGGCAACGACAACCCGCAAAAGCCGGGCCTGTATGTCAATTTGAGCATGGTCGAACTCGCCGGCGTCGGCCCGATCATTTCCAGCGGCCCGGATGCGTCGGCCGTCTTCGGTAGCGCAGCCCCGCAACTCCCCGCCGGCGCGCAGCCGTTGCCCATGAATGCCGCGGCAGCCCCCACAATGCCGGGTTTTACCCCGCCCGCCCCTGCGGCTGCGGTTCCGGGCTACCCGTCGACCCCCGCAATGGCCCCCGGTGTGTTGCCTGCGACGACGTACCCCAATAACGCGGCTCCCGCACCCGTGGCGATCGCGCCGAGTCCCGCTTTTTTGGCGGGGCCGGGTGTTGGCGGTGCGGGCTTCGTCCCGGTAGCTGGGATGCCTGCGCCTCAACCGGCCCCGGCTTTTGGTGTGTCGAATGTGCCCCCTTCTAGCCCTGCGGTTCCGCAAATGACCGCAAAGGCGGGAGGCGCGACGTACGAGCAATTCCGCGGGAACAATTGGACGGATGAAATGATGCGCGCCGAAGGGTACCTCGTATGACCGCCGGGGCCAAACGAAAGGCCGCCGCCAAGAGTGGGGCGGGGCGGCCCCGCTTGAATGACGAGGCAATGAAATCCCACACGGTACGAACGACCAACGCCCAATGGGAGAAGCTCGAACGCCTCGGCGGGGCGGAATGGCTGCGAAAGAAAATCGACGCAGCAAAGTAAACTAACCGCGCGCCCCTTCGGGGGCCGCTTTATTCTTGAGGTGCAAAAATTGCTAACCCCCACGGAAACCCGGTTATGATCTTGCGAGGCGGAAAATACCCGCCTTCGTACAGAAATTGAACGGCGCAAACATAACATGCGCCTAGCCATTGACTTTATAAAAAACGCGGCCCCTCTTTTGCCCGGGCACCCAATGGTGCGCCCCTCGGTAAATGACTTGATCGCCCGTCTTGAGGAACCCAATTGACTCACCCCGCCGACCTTCTCGCAGGCGCCCAGCTACCCGCGGGGCTTGGCCTTGCAACTGCGCTCCCCGATATCGACTTCGAAACCTATAGCGAGGCCGGTTGCGTCTACGATTTCGCCGCGCAAAAATGGACGGGGCCGCCGGGAGCGCGCAAGGGGCAAAAAGGCCTCGGCGTCGTAGGTGCGGCCATTTACGCCACGCACCCGACGACCGAAGTTTTATCGCTCGCCTACAACCTGAAAAACGGCCGCGGGCCGCGCCGTTGGGTACCCAGCGCAGGCGGCGAGTTGCCCGCCGACCTGATAGCCCACGTCGCGCAAGGCGGCATCATAGAGGCATGGAACAGCGCGTTCGAGTGGTGGATTTGGAATTATGTATGCCTGCCGAAATACGGCTTTCCGCCGTTGCCGATCGAACAAACCCGGTGCGCCATGGGCAAGGCTCGCGCGAGCGGCTATCCCGGCGCACTCGACAAAGCCGGCGAGGTAATGCGGCTCACGACGCCCAAGGATAAAGCCGGGGCGGCGTTGCTTACGAAATTGTCGATCCCGCGCAATCCGACCAAAAGCAACCCGCGGTTGCGCTTGACCCCTGCCGATGCGCCCGCCGATTTCGACGCTCTGTACCGATACAACGATCGCGACATTCTGGCCGAGGCCGAAGCGTCGGCGAAGTGCCCCGACTTGACCGGCGAAGAATTAGAATTTTGGCTCGCGGATCAGCGCATAAACCGGCGGGGCGTGGCCGTGGATCGCGACGACTTGCTCGCCTGCGCGCGGCTTGTCGAAATCTGTTTGCAACGATACGACGCCGAATTGTACCAGCTAACCGGCGGGGCCGTCGAACGCGCGAGCCAACTCGAACGCCTGAAAGGTTGGCTCGCGGGCCAAGGCGTTTACGTCGGCAGCGGCCCCGGCTCAATGGACGAAGACGGCATCGCGAGTATTTTGGAATCGCTGCAACCGCACCAAGCTCTCGCGCGCCGCGCCCTTGAAATCCGGCAAGCCGTCGGGAGTGCGTCGGTTAAAAAGGTCTTCGCCATGCGAAACCAGCTTTCGCCGTGGGGCCGCTTGCATGACCTGTTTAATTACCACGGGGCGCGCACGGGTCGCCCGACCGGCGAAGGCCCCCAGCCGACCAACTTGCCGAAGGCCGGCCCGAGCGTATTCAAGTGCGCTTGCGGTCGCCACACGGGCGCGCATTTGACCGCGTGCGCGTGGTGCGGCCTGCCGTTCCCCCCGGGCAAAAAGAAAGCCGAATGGGGCCCCGACGCAATGGAAGACGTTTTGCAGGTCATAAAGACCGGCGACCTCGCCTTGGTCGAACGCGCCTACGCCGACGCGATGTTGTGCGTTTCCGGGTGCCTGCGGGGGCTGTTCGTGGCCGCCGACGGGCACGACTTCATAGCGTCGGATTTTTCCAGTATCGAGGGCGTCGTTACCGCTTGCCTCGCGGGGGAGGATTGGCGCGTCGAAATGTTCGCCACGCACGGCAAGGCGTACGAGTTGAGCGTTTCCAAGATCACCGGCATACCCTTCGCCGAGATCATGGCGCACGCGGGCTTTGACGACGTGGGGCGGCCCGAATGGTGGAAACATCGCGCCGACAAGACGAAACCGCATCACCCCTTGCGCCAAACGCTCGGCAAGGTCGCCGAACTGGCCTCGGGCTTCGGGGGCTGGATTAACGCTTGGTTACGCTTCGGCGCGGGCGACTTCATGACCGAGGACGAGATTAAAAAAGCGATCCTCGCATGGCGCGATGCATCCCCCGCGATCCCGCATTTTTGGGGCGGGCAAGAACGGCGCGACGGCTGGGAGCGGCGGGCGGAATTGTTCGGCCTCGAAGGTATGGCGGTTGCGGCGGTACTCTCGCCCGGGCAATGGTTCCCCGTGATGCGCCTCGACGGCTCGCACTCGGGGGTATCCTACATTTGCCACGGCGACGCGCTTTACTGTTGGCTTCCCTCGGGCCGCGCGCTTACCTACCACGCCCCGCGGTTGTCGGCCAATCAACGCGGCTTCGGCGGGCAATACTCGTTGAGTTTCGAGGGGTATAACACTAACCCCATGCAAGGGCCGGTCGGCTGGGTGCGAATGGATACTTACGGCGGCAAGTTGTGCGAAAACGTTGTACAAGCCGTCGCGCGGGACATTCAACGAAGCGCGATTATTAACCTTGAGCGCGCGGCCTATCCGGTCGTGCTGCACGTGTACGACGAGGACGTGGTAGAGGTGCCGCACGGTTTCGGCAGTATCGAAGAGGTCGAGCGCATCATGGGCACGATGCCGGAATGGGCCGTCTACAAGGGCAAACCGTGGCCTATCCGGGCGGCGGGCGGCTGGCGCGGCCGACGGTACCGCAAGGAATAAAAATAAGTGTTGCAAAATTAAATTTCGTATTGCATAATGGCCGCACCTTAACGCAACGGAGAAAACGAAATGAGTCGCCAAATGCACTTGAACAAATCGGGAAACGGAATGGCAGTACGCACCGCTTGCGGTCGTAACATTCTTCGCACGCCGCTTTCGGCGAATTGGGAAGACTTCAAAGCCATGCCGGAAGGCCAGAAGTGCGCGAAGTGCGCCGCGTCAAAGCAAGCCGCGCTAAATGCCCGAACAACGAAATGCAAATCGTAAAAGATACCCTCGCCGAATACGGCGCGACCTTGAACGACGAGGGGCATATCGTGAAAGGCGGCCGGGTCTTGAGTGTTCGGGCGGTTTATATCCGCTACCGCCTGCGCTTCGAAGCGGGCGGGCGTTTAATCTTGAGCGGCCCGAAAACCGCGAATCTCGTTCGGGCCTTCGTCAAACAGTTTTACTTTTGGGAGAAAGTAAAGTGACCCTCGACCCTCAATTGCCGGCAAGGCTCGCGGCCGCGATCGGCAAGCCGGTCGGATTAACGTGCCGGTACGAATACGACGGCCGCAAACAAAAATTTATGTATCGTTTCTATCGGTGCGGCCACTATGTCGGGGCGGTCAGCGATCCGAAAAGGGTCGTCGCCAAAATGGAACGGTACGCAACCGCAAAGTAAAGGGGGCAAGTCATGCGTAAATTTTCGATCAAAGTAGATAACGCTCGGTACGAGGCCGAATATGCAAACAGCGTCGCCGCGGTTCGCGATGCCTTTCAACGCTTCCCCGGCGCGCGTCGGGTTTCCGTGAGGGCCACAAAATGAAATATCCCGACCCCTGCCCCGATACCGGCCGCCGCGTGGCGACCGTGGCCGAATGGGCCGACCGGCCCGACGAGCTTATCGACGAATACGCCTACTGGCACGATCCCGAGTTGGCGGAAATGGGCCTCGACCCGTGGCGGCTAATTGAGGGGGTCGATCGCCGGTTGGTCGGCGGGGCATACGACGTGGATTTCGTCAACGGCGGATATCGAACCGTGCCCGGAGATCAGAAAATTTATATCAGGGCGAAACACTTCGACGCGCTCAATGCGCCCCGACCCTGAGTTTCAATTCGTCTTGGCAGGCGGCAAGCTGGGCGGTTGCTCGGTCGATTCCGTCGCGGAGGGCGAAATAAGCGCGTCGAGCAGGTTCGTCAAGTTCGGCCCCGGTTCCAGAATCCACGCGGGTACCGCCTGCGGTTTGGGCGGTTGAGTCGGGGCACACGGCGGCGACGCGCAAGCGGAGATTGCCAGCGCGCAAGCGGTCACGAAGAGAATTCGTTTCATTTTGGGCCTTTCGGAGTTCGGAGGTATGGAGATCGTTTGCGGCGGTCAAGGCGGCCGAAAGTTGATCGCGGGCGGCGGTCATGTCGGCGAGAGCTTTTGCGGCCCCTCGGGCGGCTTCGAGCTTCTCGGCGGTATGTTGCCCCGTCAAACGCCAATCGGCGACCGTGTAGCCCACCGCAAAGGTCGCCACGTGCGCGATAAAGATAAGGGCCGCGCGAGTCATTTGTCGGCGAGGGCCTTGTCGGTCACAAAGCGCAACGCTTTGACCGCAAACCCGACCGTAATTAGAAAATACCCGTAGTATTCGGGCGGGATCGCGGCGCGCAATTCCTCGGCGTTTACCTGCACCACCCCCGCAAGTTCCAAGGCCAGCGCAAAAAGGATAGTTTTCGATTTCAATGCTTTTTGTATCACAGTAATACCCCTTTCGCTTTCTCGTATAACGCGAGGCGCATCGCGTAACCGATCGCATCGCCTATTTTGGCCGTCTTGCGGCCGCGGTTGATTATATCGCTTACGCCGTCAAAATCGCCAGCGTCGGCCCATTTGTTCAAACCGTGATCATCCCAAAAATCCGCCGCACTCAAAGCGGCCCATTCCGGCATCGCGAGAGCCTCGGGCACCCCTTCGAAGTCAGGCACGCCTCGCCCGGGGAACTTCGCGCGCAAGCGGTCGCGCACGCGGGCATGATTGGCTCGGCCGGTAATCTGGATCAAGCCATGCCCGCGGAATTTCGAGCCGTCGCCGGGTTGGGTGTTGCCGAGGTCGGCGCGGCCTTCATATCGCAATTGAACGGACGTTGGGCCCCAAAGCTCCCGCGCGTATCGCAACCCCCCGGACTCGTGGCCGATCTGCGCGAGGAACGCCGCTTGCCGCGCGGGCGTGTTGATCCCATAGGCGGCCATTGCGGCCTCGATAGGCGCGAGCCATGATTCGGCCAGCGCGAGGCGCAGGCATCCGGTACAGGCGGCGAGTTGTCGAGGGGTCACGGTTTCTTGCGCTCCAAGATTTCGATACGTTGATCGAAACGGGCGTGGGCGATTTGGTCTTGCTGCACGGCGGCGCGGATTTCTTTTTGCTCTTTCTGCGAATCCGACCACATGCCGAGGCCGACGACTTGCAGGATGCCGAAAGCCCACGCGGCAACCTTCCACGCGCCGCGGCCCTTGTCTACGAGGGAGCGGCTTTGCTCCGTATGGGCTTCGAACCTTTGCACGTGTGCGGCCAGTTCCGCCCGCGTTTCGCGCGTCGCCTCGGTGTTCTCGACGAGGGCTTTATTTATGTTATTGAGGATCAACAGAAACGCGCGGTTTTTTGAGTCAGGTTCCGCCGCGATCATTTCTTCGATTCTGTTCGGATCAGACATTCGCCGGTGTTCCATTTTCTTATTGGTTGACTTTCACGACGGCAATTGTAGCCGATGGTGCGCTCGGGCCGAAAGCGGGAGCGGCATCGGCGTGTAAATATATCGTCGTGGTATCAACGGCCCACATGAGTTCGACGAATTCGCCCGGGTTCAATGATATGGCGAAAAGACGGGAAAGAACAGCCGCGACCCCGTTGCCCGAAATCGAGGCGTGCGTCGATGTTCTCGGCACGTCGACGCCGTTTTTGCGTAGCCAAGTCCAAATCATGCCGAGACTCGACGAGCCTTTCTCGATCTGCAAGGTCGCTTCGATTTCATACAGGCCCGAGGCCGAGGCCGTGAGCGCAGAGCCGCCCGCGCCTACCGTGACGCCGCTTGCGAGTTCCACGGTATTGAAGGTAACCGCCTTCGGCGTCAAGGCCGCCGTTTGGGTTTGGGTAACGGAAGAGGAAAACGTACCATACTGCAAGCGGGGGAACAGCGACGGCCGAACGAGTAATACCCCGTTGACCGCATCGACCTTAACTACCGCGGCGATAATCACGGCCACGGCGGGCGGCGGCGGTTCCGTATGGGTGAAACCGCCGGGAATAGTCGGGGAGGCGTACAGCAAATCGCCCGCGGCCCATACTTCGCCGTAGGGCGTGCCGGTCGTGTCGAGGGAGTGCGCCTCACCGAAAGTCGTTACGCGGCCGATCGTGCCCGCGTCGGGTATGTCTTCGGTTGTTACCCCGATCACATAGAGCGGCGGGATACTGCCGTCGGCGAGCATGGGGGCGATCTTGGGCACCTCGTTCGGGGTATCAACCCCCGAGAAGGCGACGACCTTGCCGTTTGGGATCGTGACCCCCGTAAAGTTGGCGGCGCGAACGTAGAGTTCGAGGCCGTGTTGCAGGGTCACGCCGTCGAGATTCGTTTCGATGGTCTTATCTACCGCGTTCCAACGGCTTTCCCCCACGGCAAGAGAGGCGACGGAGTTCGCCGTATCGAAGCGCAAGCCGCGTACTATGGGCTCGTTCGTCCACCCCGCGGCATAGTCGCCCGCGCCGGTCTTCGCGAGCAGGGCGTTTACTGCGCCGCCGGCGGGCAAATGGCCGGTACCCGAGGGGGGCGGCGCAACGAAGGCAACCTCGATAGAACTCGCGGCCGTCGTCAAGAGAATTTCGATCGTTGCGCGGCTCATTGGGTTATATCCTGCACGACGGGAACGAGGAAAGTATCGCTCGAAATGATCACCGCCCCGTCGGTAATCTGGATATCGCAGCGCAAGCCGGCAATCGGCCACGCGGTCGTCGAGGCCGCGGATAACGTAAATTGCCCCGGGGTTGCGACTTGGTCACTCGCGGTAACCGTCAGGGCCGCCACGAGGTCGCCCGCAACCGTACGAATTTGGCTTGCGATCGCGAGGCCCGTAATCGACGCGGGCGCGCCGTCGATCTTGTAGGTGCAGGCGAGCGCGAAAGTATCGCCGCGCTTGAAGTCGGGGAGGGCTTTCATTACTACACCGGCCACACCAATACGGGCAGTTCGGCGGCGACTTCGGCCACGGTCGGCATTGGACGGGTGCCCGCCTCAACGGCCGCGAGTATCTCGTATCCCTTGGCCCAAGTCGCGTCCCTCGCCGCGACCGCGTATTGACCCTCGGCGGCGAACTTCGGTACCGCGCTCGCCGCAAAGGTCGCGGCCGAGAGAATGCCGTCGTAGCCGCGCGTCCGGGCGAAATCGTCGAGCCGCTTTTGAATTTCGGCGGCGTGGCCTGCGATTACTTCGGCAGCGGTTGGCGGCGGCGGATTAACCGCGACCGGGTATCCGTTCGCATCCGGCTGGATGGTCTTACCGGACGATTGCGCTTCCAGTAAGGCGGCGTGCTCGGCCGCGGTGATCTCGACGGCATCGGCCGGAATTCTGGTACCATGTATTTCGGGGGCGTAAAAACCGCCTGTTGATTTTGAGTAGAACATAGCTTCTCCTTAGTGGCCGATCGACAAATGTCTGAAGTTATTGGCCTGACCGGCTCCAGTGTTAGCAATATATGATGTGACATTACATCCGGTAGTTGTTGGGGTATTTGCCTGCACAGTCGAGTTGTTTGCGTTATTCAGATATGCCCCTGCAAATAAGACTGCGGTAGGGAATGCAATTGGCCACGTAACAGTCGCCAAACCCGATGCGTTCGTGGTACCGGTCCCCCACTGAATAATTAAGCCGCTCGGTAGCTTTTGGTAGCCGCTATCGCCGAGGGACGCGCCGAATCCCCCCGCGTACTTGAGCCGCGCCGAACCGCCTATCGCAACCCATTGATTGTTGCCATTGCTCTCCAGAATCAAGTCCTCGCCGTCGAGTAGTGCCATTGAGGTCAGCGCGCTACTACCGGATGCCGCCGCGATAGTGTCCGTACTCTGCCGCGCTACCGAAGGCGCACCGCTTGTAAGCGACGAGAAGTAAATCAGCGTTCCGGCCGGTACCGTATTCGCTAGGGGCAATGTCGCCACCGCCGCCGCGCTGAGATACACCCCCCGCCCCGCGTGGGCGGCGGTGAGCGTGGTATTTGCGTTAACCGTCGAAAACCCGCTCAGGCTACCGAGCGCGCGTTGCACAAATGCCGTTGTCGCGAGCGAAGTATCGTTGTCGAATTGTGCGGGCGTAACCCCCAGCCCTTTCAAGACCGACGAGAAAGGAGCCCAACTTGCCGGGTCGGTCGGGAGGGCGGTATTCGCAGCAACGAGGGAAATATAAACTTCGCCGTCCGTCCATCGGACGAGGGTATTTATTGCGTAACTGTAGGCCGCGCCGCCATTAAGCGCGCTCGTGATGAAGTCGGGCACGCCCTGCGCTTGGATTTCCGCAATCGCCGTCGTGATATCGAACATGATTTGGTTCATCTTGTCGCGTTCGATATTCTTCGCGGCGGGGTCGGTCTTTTGGCGTTGATAGTCGAAGCCGTAGCCTTGGGTATAGCTTACATTGCCGTTCGTGTCTACGGCATCGGGTACGGCGGTTTTATCGCCGGAAGTGGCGAAGGGAAGGCGGAAGAATTTAAGCATGGTAGAAATTCCCGTTCGTAAAAGTTTCGTGGTATCGGCCAAAACCCCAACCGTCGGCCTCGCCGATGATCACGTAGTCAACTTTAACCCCTGCGGGCCGCGGGAGCAAGTCGAATGCGTCTAAGACTTGTTGAAACTCCGACGATAGGGGGAAATTGAATACGTACCGCGCATTCATGGCGAGGCCGTCGACTACGTAAGCGGCCCCGAGCGGCGCGAACAAATAGGCAAAAAAGGCATTGACCTCGGGTACCGCCCCGTCGGTCGTCAATTGGAAGTAGCGCAAGCGCAGCAAGAGGCGTTTTTGTTCCTCGGTAAGCCGCGAGGCCGAGAGGTTCGCAAAATTGCCGTTGTTGAAGTTCTCGCGGTATTGGTCAAAGCCCCATATCGGCTTATCTGCGGGGTCTTCCCCGGCCGAAACGACGACGGGGATATTCAGGATTACCGCCCACACGTCGAGGCCGAAGTCGTTCGCGGTACGCAAGTCGAAAACGTCCGTAACCCAATTCGTCCAAAAGGCGGAATGATTCGCGTTATACCAATCTTGCTTTTGGCGAATCAAGGACTCAAGGCGCGCGGCGTCATTGTATTGCCACAACAAGGCCCGCATTAGGTCGAGGGAGAAATCGAAGGCTTGAATTTGACTCATACCACGATCACCTCGATATTGCCGTCGGTGATCGAGGCGATTTCGTCAAGGGCGATTGCGATTTGGCCCACAACCCAAGAGGTCGGCGTAACGAGGGAGATTTCGCAATTCTGTACGTAAATCCCGGGGTTTTCGCGGTTGACCGCGGCGGCCAGTTCAAACGACGAAACGCTCGCGCCGACCACGAAACCCGCCTCGCCGTCTTGCAGGCCCGCGGCGTAATTGGTGATCGCGAGGCGAACGGCCGAAGGCACGTCGACCAAGGCCCCGACGTTGCGTACGGTCACGCGCGCTTTCACGGGTACGTCGGCCGGCCGGTCGAATTTAACGGGGTAGGTTTGCCCGCTCGCGGCATCGACGACGTTTACGGTTGTCGCCCCGTTCCAATTCGCCCCGAGGCTTTTATGCGAGAGCAGCGCGGCGGCGATTGCCGCATCGGTGCCCCCGTCAACGCACGCCCAAACGGAATTCGCGAGCAGGGAAATACCGTCGATCGTGGCCGTCGCGTTGGTGTAATTCTCGCGGAAGGTCAACGAGCGCACATTCGGAACATCATACAGGGCCGAGGTAATCGCGGCCGAGAGTGCGACGTTTTGCAGGCTCAAGGTATTTTTACGCCGCATCCGGCCGGCGAGATCGCTTTCGACATTACGCCCCATCGTGGCCGCGGTTGGGTTCGTGACTTGATCCCAGCCCAGTACGGCGGTAACGATTTGGGTAAGGGCCCCGACGTTGGCCGCGATCGGCCCTGTATCTACGGCTTGAAAATCGACGTACCCGTTACCGCTCCCGTCGAGCGTGACCGCCGATACGCTGGCAAAGAGGGTACCGTCGACGAGGGAGGCTTGCGACCCTGCGGGAACGACGGTACCCGATAGGCCGATCAGGTGTACGCCCGGAATGACCGAATACGATGCGGCGATACGCTGGCCGCCGGTAAGGGCCCAAATTGCGTCGAGGAAAACCCCGCCGGCGAGGTTCGGGTTTATCTGATTCGCGACCGCGGCGTTATTCCGCAAGATATTTGCGCGGGCGGTCACTTCGGCCGCGATCAAAACCCCTTGCGGGGTGTTAGGCGTCACGACCAAATCTTGCCCGAAGACGGCCTTATATTCGGCCTCGACTTCGGCTTGAACGGCCGCGGTATCGGGCACTATAAGCCCGGTCGCGTCGATGTATTGATAGTCAGCCATTTAGTACCCCCGGGCCGTATTCCGTTTCGATGGTTGCCCTATAGGATAGCGTATTGCCGACGGCAACGATAGACAAATCGCGAACCCCTGTTACGTGATTTACTGCGAGAAGGACTCGCCGCAAGTACGCTTCGAACTGGGAGATATTTGTCGCCCCGTTCCATACCGTCGCGAAATTCGGCAAGCCTTGGTCGACGGCGTAAAGCATTTCGCCGAGTTGCGTTTGCGCGGCGTGTTGGGCCGCCTGCATTACCGCTTGCAGGTTATAGGCCAGCGCGAGCGATCCGTCGGGCCCGATATAAAGATCGTTGTTTGCGTCTACTGCGATTATTCGACTCATTATTGCGGGCCCCCTGTTGTGCCGCCTTGCGGGTCGGAATGCACGTGGGCCCCGAATTCAATCCCGCCAATGCTCGCCCCGTCGGGGAAAGCCACGTGGCCGGCAAAGGTCGACCCCGTGGGCGTCATGGTAAGGGCGGCGGCCCCGTTGGTCAAAGTGATATTTGCGGGGCCGATCTCGACGACTTTCGCCCCTACGGTAATTTTTACCCGATCCGGCCATAGTGCGATACGCACCGAGCCGTCGAGCGTTTGTAATACCGCGTTGTGCGCGTCTTCCCCCGCAATCGCGCGCCCGTGCATCACGTCGGGGATAAAAACGGCATCTTGGAAGGAGTGTTTTCGTAACGTATTCGGGGCGGCGTCTTTATATGCCTGCATGATCAGGGATATATCCCGATCGTTCGCTTTGATCCAACCGAGATCGCCCGCCTTGAGATCGAAGCTCAATACCGCCCCGTTTCCGCCGAATTGCATCACGGGGACGGACGCGATTTGCGCGCGGCCAACCTGCCGCCCGTCGGTCGTTAAGAGCTTGACCAAAGGTACGACGGTTGCGCGGTTTGCGGTGCGGTCGTAGGAAACCACGCGGGCCGGCAAACAGTCGTCGACTTGCTGCAAGAACTTGTCGAGGACTTGCCGCGCCATGCCGAGCAACGAATCGTCGTTGGCGGGGTCGCGCGAAGGGTAGGCGTGAGGGTCGACCATGATCAAGCCCCCGAGGCGCGGGTGCATTCCGCGACGTAATAAAACGGGGTATCCCGGCTCGCCAATTCGAACCCGAGCTTAAAGACCGTATAAAGCCCGTTCGCCGCCGGGTTGAGTTTGCTCGTCACGTTGATGCCGCCGCCGAGGACGGTTTGATTATCGAAAAGCATTTTCACTTTGATGCCTTGCTCGGTGAATTCCGGTATGCCGATCATACCCGTGTCGAGATTCAATTCGCGTACGCGCCTCGCGAGCGGGGCGTTAAAATCCTTGACGACCAAAGCGAGGTCGTCGACGTACGCATTTACGCGCCCCATCGCCGCGAGTTGTTCGACTTGTTTTATCGCGCTTCCCGTAAAGGTGTAGTTCGATATTTGTTTCGGCTTGGCCTCGAAGGTGAGCGAAAGCCCCAAATCCTGCGCGACCCGACCCGCGATATTCTGCAAGGGCGCGACGCCCGGTTGCGAACTCGCGATAATTTGCCCCTTTGCGAAATCTCCCGTCGCGGCCTTGATGGTCAAGGTAATGTCGGGCGGCTGCGCGCCGACGACGTTCGTAATATCGCCCGCGAATACGAGCGCGTAGCCGGTACTTTTGCGGCCCGCTTCCACGGTCAAGCGTTTGCGTTTCTTGCTCTTGTTGAAAGGCGAGGTTTCGGTGAGCAAATAGTTTCGCGTGGCTTCGTCGAGGTTGGTAATTTTCACCTCGCACTCGTTTTGATTCGCGTTTGCGAACTTGGTACCCGAGGCCGTCATGGCGAGGCCCTCGTATAGCTTTAGCCGGCCGCCGACTTCGACGCCGATCCGAAGCAAGCGGGGGTCGAGTTCGGTCGCCGCCATGGTCAAGCCGCCCGGTATGCCGCGAGTTCGTCGGCAGTTACGTAAACGAGGAATTGCGTAAGGCCGAATTGATCGTAATAGGGCAAGGCCTCGTCCTCGGTCGTAAACAGGAAATTGCCCGCCTCTTGATGCCGATATGGCAGCAAGGGCGTACCGGCAACCGCGAGCGTGTTTCTCGCCACGGGGGTACCGTCGCGGGTAATGCTGGCCGTCATGATCCCGTTCGCCTCGCGCAAGGCGATATCGTAAATAATGCCTTCAAGCTGTATCGTCAGTTCTTGATTCGGCACGGCGGCGATCGCTACGTCGATCATTTGAAGACCCCCGAGAGAATGGACGACTTACGCGCGGGGGGCGTTTCCGTCGGTTGTTGTTGGCCTTTTTGCACGGTGTTGGTGTCCTTCGGTTTTTCAACCTTGAGGACAGAGAATTGCGGTTGCACGAATTGGGCCTCTTTGAGTGAGAGGGCCAAGGCCACGCCGTCGAAAATGTCGGGGCTTTCCTCGTGCGGCATTTTCTCGATCAGCATAGAGGGGAACGAATCGACCCTCGTTTGCACAGTGAGCAATTCGCCCCGCGTGAACAGTTCGCGCACTTGCTGATATACCGCGCGGTAATCTGCGCTCGTGAGCAACAACGAAAGCTCGATGCCTACGGGCATGATAATACGGTGATCGGTAACCGTGGCCCCTGTTTCCAAGGGGTGTTCCATCGCTTTCGATTCGCGCTTGATCGACGCTTTTATCGCCCGCGCCTTCTCGAAGACCTGTACGAAATCCGCGGCCAATACGGCTACAACGTCCTGCGCGCCTGTAGGTACGAAGCTCACGCCAATACCCCGTCGTCGTAGTTGTTCACCGCTTGCCGCATTTGCGTTTGCATGGTGCCGCCGATCGCCTTGCTGATACCTGCGGCGTCCGTCGCTTGGGTATGCACTTCGACTTTGCCGACCTGTACCGAAGTGCTTTTGCCGCCCCTTGTCGAGTTGCTGATACTGTTCGAAGTCTGCGATACCATCGGCGAACGGCTCGCGGCCCCGAGTTGCGCTTGCCCTTGCGCGACCGCCGCGCGGGTGTCGTTGCCCAGCCCGAGGAAAGATTTTGCCGCATTGAACGCTGAAACCGCGGAATTGATGCCGCCCATAACGACGGAAATCGCCGCTTTAATGGCGGCCACGATCGCATCCCATACCCCCATGATGGTATCGCCCGCCGCGGTAAAAGCGTCAGTGACAAGGCCGATAACCTCTTTCAGCCCGGGGAAAGATTCGATAAGCCGATCGAGCCCCGCGGAAACGTCAGTCTTGAATTTGTCGAAGGCCGCGGCGGGATCGTCGAACATGTTGACGAGGAAACTGCCGACCGCTTTCGCGATATCCCAAAAGAAAACGAATTGCGCGACGAGGGCTTTCAGAATTTCGCCGATGATAGGCCAACGCCCGACGATTTGGCCGAGCATGGAATCCCCGCCGTTTACGAAATTCATTATGTCGTCGTAGAGCAGGGCGAAAGCGGTTGCCAAGGCCGCGACCAATACGCCCGCCAAAATGAAGGGCGCGAAGGCCGCGACGACGGCGGCGGCCATAGAAAACAGCGGGGGCAGCGCATAGAAAGCGATCGCCGCGCCTATCGCGATCATGAGGCCGACGACGAAATCGGAGTGCTTACGCATGAAGATCGCGACCGTTTGAAACTTCTCCATCATCCAAGTAAGCGGCGGCAAAACGTACTCGGCAACCCCGAGCCAAATAGACCGGAAAGCGTGGCTTGTGTCGTCGATGGTGTCGTTAAATTTTTCCGAAATCTCGGCTTGACGCTGAGTTACCGTGCCGAGTTCTTTTTCGCGAGCGATCATTGCGTCGATCTCGCGACGGCCCGCCTGTAGGGTCATGATCGTGGCTTGATCCAACCCCAAGCGTTTCCCAATACCGATAGCCTTTGCGGTATCCATGCCCTCGAAAGCGTCGGCCAATTGCGGCAGAAAATCCATTGCCGTTTTGCCCTTGTTGGCCGCGTCGTCGAGGTTGATGCCCAACTCTTTCAGGAATGGCGCGGCGCGGCTTTTCCCGGTTACGTCAAGCTGTACGAGTTGCGCGTTAAGCCCCCCGAGGCTGGCCGCGAAGCCGTCCACGCTGCCGCCGTTCTTTTTAATAATGTCCGACCACGCGGCGAACTCTTCGATGCTGGCGTTTGCGGCTTGCGCCGCCTTCGATAGCGCGTCGGCTTGATCTGCCGCGTCGAACATGGCCGAGGCCATGGCCTTGAGGGCAAACGCCGCCGCGACGGCCCCGCCCAACTCGGCAAGGCTCGACAGTAGGGAGTTGCCCAGCTTGCCGGCGGCCGCGTCCGTCCCTGCGATTACTTTCGTTAGCCCTTCGGCTTTCTTTTCGGAATCGGCGAGGCCCTTGTCGAGCTTGCTCGCGTCCGATTCGAACAGAATGTAAAAAGTGTCGAGGATGCTCATTTGCTTTTCTTCGCGTGTTCAATGGCGAGGTGTTCGTTCCATCGGGTTACCATGATCACCTCCCAAAGATTAAAAGCGTCTTCGACGCTGTAAATAGTTTTCAACTCGTGAAGCGTGGCTTTCCCTTCGGCGACGATTGCGCCGATAAATCCGTCAACGTTTTGGAAAGGAACGCTTGGGCTTTCGCTGCGATAGCCTCTAAGAAAGTCGAGCCTTTCCCGTTCGCGAAAAAACTTACGTTGTACTCCATCATCGCCATTTCGATACGAGCGAGCGTTTCCCAATCGGGCACATGGTTATCCACGAGGGCCCGGGTCGAGAGCGGCATCGGTTCGCCCTCGGCGCGCGGTACGGAAACGAAGGCCATTAACTTGAGCATGGTTTCCTCGTTTACCGCATAGTCGCCGAGCTTGGGCATGGCCGAAAGCGGATATTTCGCGATGATCTCGCGGCCCTGTACGGCCGGGAATTTTGACAAGACATACACGCGGCTTTCGCCGCGCTGTGTCTCGATGGTGATCTCTTTGGGTTCGATCATTTTCGGGGGCCTTTAGGTGCGGTTGACGTTCTCGAAAGCGAAAACGTAGGCTTTCGATTTCAGGCGGCCCGAGCTTGCCGCGCTATTCGCGGGCATACCGTCGGTAATCGCGCCTTGCGTGAAGGAGGCGGTACGGCCGTCGGGATAAACGACGGTGATCCCCACAACGTCGCGGGCCCCTTGCTTACCCTTGCCGACGCGGTTCGACTCGAACAGTACGCCGAGATTCTTGTCGTCGTCGGAGTTGGCGATCAGGTTCAACGTGACCGGGATCGGGTTTGCCTTGCTCCACGTGATCAAATCGCCGTTGACGCCCATCGCCTTATCGCGAATCTGCATCGACGGCGTATCGAACGGGTCGGCGTCGTCGGCGAATTGGGTCAGGCTGATGCCTGCGGGGAAAGTCTCGGAAGCGGTGAGCAGTACCCGCAAGCCAAATGCGCTTATGTCGTTCATGGTTTCATTCTCCGGTTTGGGTTACGGGTTAGATCAAGACGTGAGAGCCTTCGACCTTGCGGATCGCGTCGTCTTTGGAATAGATCAGGGTATAGACCGCTTTCCATTCCGTGCGGCTATCTTGCGTGGTGTAGCTTTGCAGCACGCAGTCGATCCAGTAGCCGAGGCGGTAGACTTGTTGCCACGCTTCCGGGTCGCCGGTCAGGTTGCCGATATACAGCTTTTGCGTCGTGTTCAACGGCTTGCCGACGGAAATCGTACCGTTGAAAGTCGCTTGCTCGATCACGCTTTGCAGGATCGCGAGCAACTGGCCGCGGCCGGTAGAGTTCGCGGATACGCGCGCCATAGAGAGCAACAGCGACATGATCGCCGCGCCGGCCGCATCCTTGAGCCACATTTCGTTCGCGTAGGTATTCATATCAACCGGGTCGACCGCGAGGCCCATCATGATCCCGCGTTGATAGAAGTCGAGGAACTGGCCCGCGGTTTGCGTGCGGCCGTAGTAGTTCACGCGGGAGGCGTCCATCGCGTCGGCAACCGCGTCGGTCGTAACGCTCGGGGTGAGCGTCGCTTGTTGGAACATGTAGTTCTGTACCGAATTGCGCCGCGCGTAATCGGTTGCCGCGAGGATCGCCGAGGGCAGCAATTCGGGGTATTCGGTTGCGATCGGCGAGAGGGTCGTCGCAACGCCGGAAAGCCCCGAGAGTGCGGCGTAATAGCTGGCCGCATCGGCGGCCGCGATCGGCACGGTAAAGAGGAACTTCACGTTATAAGTGTCGTTTTGTGCGGCTACGGCGAGGGCTTGCGCTTGCGAGATCGTCGGCACGAAGGCGAACGAGCCGAAGTTGTCGGAAACCTGCACGCTCGCGATGAAAGCGGCGAGCGGTTCTTCCGCGGCCACGCCCGGGGAAAATACGCCGGTAGCGTCCCAGCCCAACGCCGAGCGGGTATCGACGCCCGAGGCTGCGGCGGCAGTTGCTACCGGCTCGGGGCCTACCACGCCGCCGACGAGTTCGAAGCGATTCGCGGTTGCGTTGTACGTGACCGTTGCCGCCGTCCAATCCGCGCCGCCCGCGACGACCGCTTGAATTGCGGCTTGCAGGATCGACGCGACTTGCGAGAGGGTTGTCGCCGTGGAGAAGTTTATGCTGGTCACGTCGGCCGTGTATGCGCCGAGGGTCAGCTTAAACGAGCCGGTCGTGATCCCCGTAAATTGGGAAACCGCGAAAGTCTTCGTCGCCCCGTAAATGCGGGCAGCGGCGGCCACGTCGGCCCATCGCGAGAAACTGATTTTTTTCGGGGCGGTGATCAACTTCGAAACGAACCCGAAGTAAAAGACGGCGCGCAGGTATTCGGAGGAACTCGTACCGAAATACGCACCGACCTCGGCCGCGCTTTCCATTTCGATCACGGTATGCTCGGGAACGAGCGTAGAGGACGAGAAGAGGCGCAAGATCAGGTCGCGCAGGCGAACCCCTGCACCACCGCCAACGCCCGAAACAATATCGACGTACCGCTTAAAAGAAATTGCCATTTTAGACCCCTCAAACCCGGCTTATGGTTGACTCATACGTTACCACGGCCGGAAGCGCGGAAACGGATAATCGCTTGTGCGTCAACGTGAGATCGAAACTCGGTACGGCTGCGAATCTATCTCGATCGTCGACGATATACGGGTTACGAACGTCGGTTACCCGAAGAATCCCAACTCCCGCCGCCCGGAAGGAGGCCAAGAGCGTATCGCTTTGCATGATACCCGAAACGGCGTTTAGTATGTCCGATTCGGTAAGGCTTGTCACGTCTTTGGAGTCTTGAGGAACCCACGCGGAAAATTGGTAGGTCGTTTCGTACTGTTGTTCCTCTTGATGGTCGAAGGCCGCCGCGGTTGCGTTCCACACGTCGCGCCGTTTGACGTGCCCGTACCGACGATCCCCGATCTTGGAAAAATAAACGTACGGGCCGGACGCCGCGCCTTGTTGTGTTTGCTGATTGCTGCGGGCCAGATTCACGCCGTAAAGGCCGGGGGCCGCCTGCATGGCGGGGAGCAATTGCGCCATAAAAAGCGCGTTGATTTCTTTATCCTGCATACGCTGGAACCTCGACGCAAAGCATCCTCGTAAAACCGTCCATTGCCGCCCAATTTTGGTCGCTCTCGCATTGCCACGTTCTGCCCGCGAAGGTAATCAAGTCGCCCTCGCGGTCGCGATCCGTGGCCTTGATCGTGGCCGAAGTATAGAGCGTCGCGTAATTCTTGGAAAGGTTGAGCCCGAGTTCCTGATAGAGCCTTCGGTTTACCGGCTGCATACTGCCCTGAATATCCGCGCTCGCGGCGAAGGTCGAAACGAAATCGCCCGCGCTGTTGGGCTCGCGCGAAACGAAAGCGCGATGCCCGAGCGTTTCGAACCGAATTACGCGGGATGCAATGCCGAGTAAGTTTGCGCCCGGGATATTCATTTTTTCGTTGTCTCCGACGTAAGGGTATTCAACAGGATGCCGGTATCGACGAGCGGTTTTGCGATAGAGGCTTTCGCGCCCGCGCCCCCGTTGGCGAGCCGGCGTTTCCGCGCGTCAATTGTAGACTGTTTTAGGGGCGGCGAGTTTACCTTCGTGATCCGGGCCCGCACCGCACCCTCGGCCGCGAGGCATACCGCGGGCATCATGTTTTCCGCGGGTAGTTTGCCGAGGGCGGCCGCCCGCGCGGCACCCTTCGCCGTTTCGGCCCAATCCTGCCGTTTTTCTTCGGCGGTTGAGCGCAGGCCCAGCCGGGGCGGGATGCCGCGCGCAGGGCTGCCGAACTCTTGCACGTAGGCCACGCCGGCCACGGGTGCGCCGCCCTCATAGACGGCCGAGGGGAACCAACCGACGCGCCCTTGCGCCCCGTCGAGCGCGGTTACCGCGTGTTTGAGCGCGTTGATCTTGCCCGCTTTGCGGGTCACTCGCACTTAGTAGACCCCGCCGAAGCCGCCGCCCACGCGGCGGAAGGCGGAACGCTCGGGCAATCCGCCGATGAAGAAACCGCCCGCGGCTTGAGCGTCGAGCAGGGCGACAAGTTGCGCGCCGTACGGGGTCGTATTGAGCCACCATCGCCATTGGCCGCGCTGCGGGGGCGGGGCGAGGGTAATCGAAACGCCGTCGATCGTGGCCGCCGTAACGATCCCGACTTGGCCCGAGTAATTGTTTTGCGCGATGATCACCCCGAGGGCCAAAAGGTGCGCGGTCATAAGCCCCAGCGCGGAGGAACGCGCGGCCGCGGGCATGTCGCCGTAGGTATCCGGGGAAACGTAGCCGGTCGCCATGCCGAACTCGGCTTGTATCTTTACGTCGGGGAAAGTCGTAGGGCTCGCGAACTGCGGGAACAAAAGGCGGAAGGCCGCGATATCAAGCGTAAGGGTCGTCATTTCATCACCTCGAAAGAGAAAAAGCCGAGAGCTTTTAGGGGCTCCCGGCTTTCGGTTAGCAAAGCCGCGGGGGCCTTACCTGCTGCCGCGTTTCGTCGCCGGCTTGGTAGGGGCCGCGGGGGCTTCCAGTTGTTCCGAACCCATCGGCTTCGAATCCGAGGGCAAGTCTTCGGGAACGATCGGCGCGGAGTTGTCACGGCCGGCCATATCCGCGGCGGCCACGTCGGCGTCGACGCGCGCATCGCTGATTTGTACGAAACCGTTTTTCTCGTGCATTTGGAAAACCGGATTCGCGCGCAGGGCCTCGGCTTGTTGCTCGGTAACTTCCGTCGCGACGCCGCGCGGGGTAATCAGGCGGTCATTCGCCACGCCGGCCCCGCCCTTGATCAGCACTTCGGAAACCACGATCGGCAAGTCGGCCCCGCCGGGCGCGTGGTTCTGATACAGCACGTCGGAGGAAAGCGTCGAATAAACGTACATTTTTTTCATGTCATGAACTCCAAAGAAAAAGAGAAAGGGGGGTGCCCGAAACCGCACCATATCACAAAAAGAAAAAAGCCCCAAGGTTTCCCGAGGGGCTTTTCGTTGCTGCGGTACCGCTTTAGATGCCGGTCAGGCGTTGCACCGCGTACGGGCGTTTCACCATCACGCCCGCCGTCGCGTTCGAGAAGTCCTCGACGTAGCCCTTTGCCTGTTTCTCGGTGCCGAGGGCTTGGAACTTCGCCGGAACGATCTGTACCCATGTTGCGCCGCCGTCGCTGCCGCCGTCGTCGACGGAATCAGCGTACAGGTACGCAACGTTCGCGCCGCCGTTCGCCAAGTTCAACTCGGGAGCGGATTCAACGCGGCACTTCGGGTAATTCTGGCGCAGCCAATCGCGAACGCTGATACCGAAATCGGAGGTAACCGAGAGGTATTGGTAGACGTTCGTAGACAGTACCAGCGTCGACGGCGTGGTTTCGACGTTGATCACGTCTTGCGATGCGGCTTGCAGACGGGCGAACATGCCGCGCAGGTCGGCGGTGATGTTCAGGAACGTCTTCAAGCTCCACAAGGTCGAGGAACCCGTGCCGGTCGCGCCTGCGCTGATATACGCCGGCAACGCTGGGTCGTTGAGGAAACCGTAAGTACGGTTCGCGCCGGCGTTGTAACCATAGAAACCGATACGGTTACGGGTGATATCGAGGGCCAGCGCGGCCGCGCTACGCTTCTCGGCGGCGTTGTTGATGCGTACGCGGGCACTCCGGGCGTCTTCCAGCAAACCGACCTTGATCCCCTTTTCGAAGCGCAGCACGGTACGACGCTCGAAATTGACGTTCCACGAGGACAACGGCACGTTTGTATAGTCGCCGTAGGGTGCAGCTTCGCCCATCGGCTCCATGACGCCCTGAATTACTTCCTCGTCGTCCCATTTGCCCGCCGTGGTAATGCCGATCAGGGTGTCGATCTTGCGGGCGGCGGTGATCACGCGCACGAAGCCCGGGAGCCACGATTGCAGGAATTGCACCGGGTTGGAAATGCTCGCCGATGTGATCGCCGCTTGGTTGTCGTCCATCGCCATACCCGCGAGCATGTCGCGCATTTGGTCTTGAACGAAACCGGCCGGGAAGTTCACGCCGATTTGCGCCAACGCGCCGAAGTCGGCGCAATCTTGAGCCGACATTTCGACCGGGCGAATATCGCGGCCGAAAATGTGGCTATGTACTTGAGTAGCTCGTTTCATGTTTTCTTCTCCCGGGGGTTATGCGGTCAGGGTCAGGACGGCCAGCCCTGCCGCGGCGTTTGCGTAGCGAGTGAACTTCGCGCCTTCGATGATCGTCGAGCCGGCGGGGGCCACGTTGTCGGCATGACCATCGGTGAACGACGCAACGGCGGTCGCGATGTTCGTTTGGTAGGTGCCATTACCGCCGGTACCCGTGCCCAGCGCGGTAATGATCGTACCGGCCGGAACGCCCGTACCCAAGACCGGCATACCGACGGAAAGGTGCGCGCCGGTACTCGCTGCGGTAACGGTCAGGATACCCGTCGTAACCGCGATCTCGCCCGTGTAGGTGATCGCCGGGGGCAACGCCGAGATAATGCCGGTCGCCTGCGCAAACATGGCCTTATCTTGCAGCGCAACCGCATTTGCCGCCGCGACTATCAACTCGCCCATATTGACGAATTCGCCGATCGTGCCATTCGGTACGGTCAGGGTCGGGGCCAGCGGGCCGCCCGCGGAAGTGCCGACGGAAGAGAGGGCCTTCGGGTTGGACAGCACGCCGCCGAACGGGAACAGGCCGCCCGCAACGTATTGGCCGTCGGCCGGGTCGATGGTGAAGGCGCGGCCGACCACGTTCAACGTCGGATCGGCACCCTTGATAACGCCCGGGGTCGCGCGCAACGGGCCTTCGAAAACGACCTCGCCCGGTACGCCGAAGCCTTGATTTATTGCAACGGTAGATTGAAAGCCCATGGCTTATTCCCCTTTCAGGTGCTTGGTTACGAAATTGCCCTTACCGCTCGAAGCGGCAGAGTCCATGCCCGCAACCGTAGCGGCGGGAGTTGCGGCCGGTTTGGCTTGCAGGAAACCGGAAAGCGCGGCGGCCTCGTGGCCCTTGTCGGCCTTAATGCCCAGCTTGTCGCAGCCATATCGCACCACGCCGTCGAGGGTCATTTCGGCATGGTCGAAGGTGCCGACGTGTGCCGAAATTTGTTTGGCGAGGGCGTCGCGTTGGGCGATGCGGCGCACGAAAGCGGCCTCGTCCATACCCGCGCCGGCGGGGGTGCCTTCGCCGCCTTCGCCGTCCTCTTTCTTGACGGGCGGTACTTGGTCGGTCGCGGGGGCCGGTTCGGCTGCGCCGCTCGCTTGCGCTTCGGCTTTTTCAGCCCCGCCCAGCATGGTACCCATTGCGGCGGTCAGTTTCGCGACTTGCGGCGCGAGTTCGGAAACGACGGAAACCAGTTGCTCAAGGGTCATTGCCCCCGCACCACTAGCCGCGCCGCCTTGATCTTTGGTTTCGTCAGGCATTTGAACCTCCATTGCGTCAAAAGTAAAAGTAAGGCGATCCATAACGGCCACGTCCGGCCCCATGCGCCCCTCGTTGACCAAGGCAAGATGATTGCCCCGGATTTTGCGTTGCACCGCGTCATAACGTTGGCCGTTCCAAATGCCTGCGGTCATGTCGTAAATACAACGATAACCGGCGGAAAGCTCGCGCTTTCCCGCCTGTATTAGTGCGGATAGTGTAGACGAAAAAGCCTTGATGTTGGCAAATAAAATTCCGTCCTTGAAAAATACGTCCTCGCCGATTACCCCGTGTACGCCTTTTTTCTCGGCCGGCATGGCCCGATCGGTAGCCTCTTGGGCGTTGGGCCCGAGCATCACGTGTTCGTCGATCCACGGGATCAGCTTAAAAGATTCGATGCAATCGGGGTCGCTCAATTCTTCGGGCGGGCGCAGCACTTGAAAGATGCGGTCGGCGTCGGCACCGACGAGGCCCAATTGGCGGCCCGAGTACGGGAAAATTCCCGCCTTGCTGATAGGGTTCGCCTTGACCTCGAACCATCCGTTACCGTCGACGGTGCGCGAGGCGTCCATGCCGAAGCCCTGCACGGGCAAGCGCGCGAGCGTGGCCGCGACGCCGGGGTGCAAAGGCTGGGGAAGGGCGGCCAGTGGTGCCCACACGAACCCGACGTGTTCCCCGTTGAGCGCAGGGGTAAAGGGCGCGGATACGTTGATGCCGAAGGTTGTAAAGCCGTTCTCCCAATCCAGCACGACGAAAGGCTCGGCGGGGGCGTAGGCGATTTCCTCTTGGCTCTCGCGGATCGCGGCTTGCTCGGGAGTCTCGCCGTATTCGATGCCGCCGCCGGGGAAGCCCCACGTATGCGGGTAGTCGCCCGCGGTAGCCGAGCGCAGCAAGAGCAATACCGAGTCGCCCGCGCGATAGCAGATACCGGCGGCCGAGTCTTCGCCGCGCGCTACCTTGTAGGCAATCGCGGCGGCTTGCGCGGGTTCGTGGCCCGAGCGAATCAACTCGGCGATATTGGCCGAGATAGTTTCTTGGCTTGAGCCTTTTACGAGCGGCATTTTCAGTTCTCCGAAAAATCAAATACGGGCGACATAGTACAACGGCAATTCGGGGCCTGCCCGGGAATTCCGCGTTCGCCCGTCCGTTTGTCGATCACGGGCAGCGCGTCAAAGCGGAAAACTTGGCCGTCGAGTTCGATATGATCCTCGCGCGGGTGCGCCCCTCCCCCGCTATGGTGCCACGTAAATTTCTTCACGCCTAGAGCCTCCATGCGGCCGCGGTTGATCGAGTTGTAAGCCTTGCGCGTTTGGTCGAGCGCGATATTCTTCGCGCGCCGGTGCGTTTGCCCTTCGTACTGTTCGAGCGCGGGCACGAGGTCTTGCAGGCCGTTACCCGTGGTGATCGAGCGCATTACCGCGCCCTCGACTTTCTGCAAATACTCCGACGCGATCGACTTAATCAGGCCCACATTCTCGGCCACGCTCGCTTTATAGATTTCCTGCAAGGGCGTATTAACGACCGAAGTTTTCAGACTCATGCCGCCCGAAAGTTTTTGCAGGCTCGAATGCAACGACGCGGAACTCGTCTTGCTCGCGTTCTTCACCATGCCCTCGGCGAGTGCTTTCGCTTTTTTGGCAAACAGGGCGTTGAAGCGGTTACCGAGATCGGCCAGCAAGATACGCGATTGGCTCGCGATTGTTGCATCCTGCCCGAAGTGCGAGGCGGCGGCGTCGGTCTTGAACAGTTTAAGCACGTCGCGTTTTACTTGCGCCGTCATTTGCGCCGTAAGGGCCGACAACGCGCCCACGTAGCGCACGGCCGACGCGGCGTTGTGCGAAAGCTGTTCGCCCTTGAGTACGGGGGCCTCTTTTCGGGAGGCCGCCCACGCTTCACGCTTCCGGGTTAGCTGGATTTTCTTCGGGGGCATCGTCTTGGTCTTCGAGGGTTGGCAATCCGTTGTATCCGCTTTGCTCGTCGGCGGTCAATGCCGCGCGCACTTCTTGGCCGTCGATCGCGCCGATATCAACCGCGAGAATTTTCGCCGTTTCGGCCTTCGTCTTGTTGATGGTCGCGACTTCCGCGCTCGACAAACTATCGAGAGGCTCCCAAGTGCAATCGACGGCGAACGGCTGCACGCCGAAGCGCGGGGCAATGTCCGAACGGATCAGGCAAACCGTATGCCTGTCTATGAGGGGCTCCATGTCGCTCGTCTGGATAGTTTCGAGTTCCTCGTGATAACTCTCGGCCTCGTAGTCGCCCGAAGCGTTGAAACCTTTCGGCGTGGTGCCGAGCAATTTCGTCGCGGGGATATTGGCCGCGGCTGCGACGATTTGGTATTGGGTCATGATCACCGCGTCGAGATCGCCCAAGCTCGTATCGTGTTGCTCGATCTTGTCGGCCTCGGTATCGGCGATTTTTACGCCGTAGTTGTCGCGGAACGCCGCCCAAGTTTGCAAGCGCGTTTCGAATTGCGCTTGGTTCGCGAGGGCCTTCGCCACGTCGGTATAGAAAACCATCGCGCGTTTGGTGAGGGCGAGTTGCGGGGCTTCGTTCGCGGTGCGTTCGGCAGCGTAAACGCGCTCGTAAATCATTTGGGGCACGCTCAAACCGCCGTAGAGGTAGGACGGTTTGAGAATGTCGGCGACCTCGGGGCCGCGCATGATTACGAGGTGCGATTTATGGTACCTCTGATTATTTACGATCCAATAGGTCGGCTCGTAGAAGTCGAGCGAAGCCGGGTTGCTCGCGCTTGCGGTCGTCAATTCAGGGACGCACCAATACGGGTCGATTTGGGTAATGCCGCGATAGCTCCCGGGCTTGATCGAATCCGGGTTGAAGGGCTTTACGTAATACTCGGGGTCGTCGCTCTCGATAACGCAAAGCGCGATGCGTACGCCGAAGACGCGGCCCATTTTCACGTATTCGACGAGATTACGATTCAGGCGGTACCGCTTGTTCGCCTTGTTGATCGCGTCGAGTATCTCAGGGCCTACCGCGCTCCCGTCGTTTACGGTGAACTTGTAGCCCTTGCGGATCGCGTCGCGCGCCGGGATAAGGCAAGCCTTGTTGATCAGCCAATTCTGCGCCAACAGCGCGCAAAGCTGGTACCCGATGAAACCTTGCGAGCCATACCATAGGGCTTGAACCTCGGGGATACCGACTTGGTTCAAAGCGAAAACCGCTTTAAGCGAATTCGCCGCGTCGTTGGAGTCTTGCGCGAACGTGGCGAGTTGGCCGCTATTGTTCGGATTCATCACGAGCGTATCGCCCACGGTTCGCGGGAAGGCGCGCTCGTTCAACCGTTGCAGGCGTTCCGCTTTGGTAATGGTGTCGTCGAGGTTGATTTCGGTCGAAAAGAACGAATCCCGCTCGACGCGATCGACTTCGGTTTTTTCCTCGACCTCGGGGGCCGGCGTGGTGAACAACCAATTCCAGAAACGTGCGAGCATGGCGAACCTCTTATGGCAAGTCGAAGAAACCGCGCCGCTTCGGCTCGGTCGGTGCGTAGGCTATCATAACCGAATCGGCAAGGTTCGGCGACTTGGCCCCGTCCGGTTGTTTGTCTATAAGCAATTTCCCCGCGCCATTCTCTGAGAAAGTCGGTTGCGATAGTTCGAGCGTAAGTTTCGTCAACGACGGAAGCCTCGACGATATCGAGATCAGCGCGTCGGGGTCGGTAATCGGGTGCCCCTGCACGACGGCGCGGTAAGTGCGAAGGAACCGCATACGCAACGACCACCACGCTTGGGCCTTGGCGTTCGCAAAATAATCCTTGTTCGTGCGCTCGTCCTTGTCGCGCGAGGTGTCGCCGTCGAGTTGGGGGATTTTGCCGTCGGGGTCGACGACCGCGGCTGAGCCTTGGAACTTGCAAACCTCGATCTCGAAGAGGCCCGCGGCCTTGCGCGCTTCGTTGATCTTGCGCGCGTCGCCCTTGGTACCCGCGCCCAGCCCGTCGCCGTCATACGCGAATTCGCTGTACTTCTCGGCCTCGCAAATCTCGAAGGCGCGCTCGACCGTCGCGTAAATGTCGGCCCCCTTGCCGCTCCATGCCTCGCAGTATTCGAGCAGGATGCCGTAGCGGCCGGCGAAAGCGTTTAGGTCGCTGCCCTCGTCGGCAACGTCGAGCCCGCCTTGGCGTTTGCCGCTTACAACGAGGCCGAGTTTCACGTGCGCGTCGACCGCCGCTTGTATCCATTCGGCCGGGATCACTACCCCCGCGACGCTGGCGTTTTCGTCGATATCGTACTCTTGCGCGATAACCGTCGGGTCTTTCGTCAACCGGAGATTTTCGTACCACGCTTCCGACTTGCGGGGATCGCTGCGCCAATGGAACTCGAAAACGTCCTCGGCCGGCCACGATCTGCGCTTGACCGAGAAAGGCGTCGCGCTCCCCTTAACCGAAGACATGTCGATCCGGCAATTAGTGGTCGCGCTCAACGATTCTTCGGCAAGCTGGGGCCGTTCGAGGTGCGCGGATTCGTCGACGAAATAGATCGCGGTACGATCGCCGCGGCCGATATTGTCGCCCGCCTCGCCCGTGATAACCGACCCCGTATCGGGGAACGTGAGGCGCATAAAGGCCCCGTGCCTCTCGCGCGTCCAACCGCCGCGGAATTCAACGGGGAGATTCGCGAGGAATACGCGGGCCTTGTAGAAAAGCGATTTCGGGGAATCCAGCCGGTCGACGTATTCCTCTTTTCGTGACCCGAAGCCGATCGCCATGCCCTCGTAGAACAGGCATAGCGTGCAACTCAAGGCGACGGCGACCCAACTCGCGCCCGTGTCGCGGCTCTTGGGGACAAGGCCGTCTTTGCTCCCGTGCCAGTGCCCGACGACCCATTGCATAAGCTCGACTTGTCGGGGGAACGGGATAAACGGGATCGTCGCCGGCAATTTGCGCTCGATATTCCGCGGGTCGTAGGTCATGCCCCAATCTTCGACGAATTGCCACGGGTTCGCCTTGTAGTACGCGCGCATTACTGGGAGCAACGAGGGGTCGGCGCGCAGCTTGCCGAGGATACGCAAGCGGCGTTGATAGACCGCCGCATAATCGGGGTTTAGAAAGTCGAAGCCTTCCACGCCTAGCCCCCCACGATCTGCGAATAGAGCGCGCCGAGTTGCTGCGGATCGTTCGGCAAGTCTACCGGGGGCGCGGTCGGGAGTAGCGGCCGCCCGTCCTTGCCCGTAAGTTCCTTACGCTCGATCAAGAGGCCCGCGTACTGCGCGAGAATTTTTAATGCGCCGTCTTGGTCGCGCAACTTCACTTCGAGGCCGTCTTTCGTGCGCTTGATCCCTGCGATCAATTTGCGCTCGGGGCCGGTGAGCCCTTCCGTATCCTTGAAAAAAATATCCTCGTGACCTTCCCCGCCGCAATCGGGGCAAGCGGGGTTCGGCTCGCCATTGTGCCGCCAACCGAAGCCGCCGCCGCAATCGGGCAATACCGGCTCGCGCTTCTCCCGGGCCGCGGCTTTCATTTCCGCGTCGCACGCCTCGGCATACTCGCGGGCGTTCCATTGGAACGAATGCCCCGCGCCGTGACAGTACCGGCAGTTTACGCGGCGCACGTGCATGATCTTGGAAGCGTCGGCCGTCGCGAGGGCGAGATACTCGCGCAGGATATCGGCGGCCTCGACGGTTGCCTCTTTGCTCACGAGGGCCATTTGTTCCTCGATCAACACTTGCACTCTAGCATCGCCGAGCAATCGCGCAGCGGTAACGCCCGCCGTTTCCACGTTCGACGAGTATCCCGCCCTTATGGCGGCTTGTGTTCCGTTGCGATCCTTTACGTATTCCTCCACGAACCGAGGGACGCGCTTGGAACGGATAGGGTCTTGTGCATTCATGGCCCGCATCTTACACACTATAAGCAACCACGAGCAACAAAAAGCCTTACCCGGAATTCCGGGTACTTACCTCTAGCCTTCGGTTAATTCTTGGCCCTTGATTTATATATCTTTTCTACCTCTTTCTATCTCTTAACTCTAATTTATTTAATTTAATAATAGAATATATACGCATAAGATACGTATAAGACGCATAGTATATATAATTCTTACTTTTCATGACGGGAATAGGGGAAAACAGGCTCTCGGGTAGGTACGCGGTTATATACGTATGCGAAAAATCTTATACGTACGAGAGGCCCTTGTCTTATGGTATTGATCGCTATACAATGCGAACAACTCACGCAAAGGGGCGAGCATGAAACACGAAATAATTTCAAGGGCCGACGCATTCGCGCAAGGCCGTAAGCATTTTTACTCGGGCAAGCCTTGCCGGTACGGTCACGACTCGGCCCGTTTTACTTCGACCGGGGGTTGCATGGCTTGCAACGCGGCCCGATCAAAGCTCTTTGCCCGGGCGGTCGCCGCGAGCGTCTTTACCTATCCGTTACACCCCGACGACCACGCGGCCCTCTTGGCCTACGCCCAAGCCCTCGACCTGCAACGTGGCCGCGCCCCGCACGTACCGAAGGCGATCGCCGGGGCTCCGGCCCCCCGCCATGCCGAGCCGCCCGCGTTGCCTGCCGACATTGAACGGCACCGCCAAACCCTCGCGGCCTCCCATACGCCCCCGCCGGCCCCTCCCTACCTGCCGAGGCCCTAACCATGACCGACGGCCACGAATGGATCGAATGGAACGGCGGCGAGCGACCCGTGCCCGTGCTGGCGTTGGTCGACTACCGCTTGCGCTGCGGGATCACCGTAATGCGCCCCCAAGGGAGCGTCGCCGACGAGTTGCGTTGGGGTCACGCGCAACCGCCGAGCGGGGGCGATATTGTTGCCTACCGGCTGCACGAAAAATAAGTGTTGCAAAATTAAATTTCGTATTGCATAATTCAAACCGTCAACAACCCAACGACGGAGAGCAAAATGCAAATCGCCCAAACCATCCTCGAACAACTCGGCGGTAATCGCTTTATCACCATGACCGGCGCGAAAGACTTTGTTTCGCTTGGCGAGGGTCACGATAGCGACGGGGCGTATCTCGGCGGCCTCATGTTTCGTATTGGCCGCGGCGCAAAGAACAAGGCAAATAAAGTTTGCGTTAAATTGAGCGAGAACGACACTTACCGGGTGTATTTCTTCAACCTGCGCGGCGTCAACTGCAAGGCGTGCGGCGAGGTGATCCGCGGCGTGTACGCCGAGCGCGTCGCCCGCCTCAACCCTGCCGCGGGCGAGATCGGGCCCGGGATGCTCGCCTCTCTCGTTGAGCAAGCGCGCGGGGTGCGAGGACGGAACGTACTATATCGGGGACGACGGCGAGTTGGTCGAGCGCAAGGCCGAAGCCAAACGTTTTACCCGCACGGAAGCCGCCGCCTACGTGGCCGCGCACCCCGCCCTCGGGCCGGAATGCTCGGGGCTTTATCTTTCCGTCCAATTCGCCTAGAGGGCCCCGTCATGACGACCGCAACCCGCAAAAATATCGAAGCCGCACTCAAGCGCGAAATTCCCGAGCTTACCGAATTCGAATTGATCCGCGCCCGCGAGGGGTACTTCTATGCGGCCGGTCGTTTCCGTAGCGGCGAGCCTTTCGTTACCTCAGGGATTTATGTTTTCGCCCTCTGTCACTTGAGCCTCGCTTCGTGGATAGAAGACCTCGGCGAACGGATTCGGGCCGAAATGTAAAATAAGTGTTGCAAAATTAAATTTCGTATTGCATAATGACGACACCTTAACGCAACGGAGAAAACGAAATGCAAGCTACCGCCGCCCAACTCGCCCGCACCGAAGCCGATTACTCTCGTATCGCGGGGGAGCCCGTAGCCCTCCAACAAATTGCCGGCGCAATCTACGCCTTCGGTTCGGAGATCGCAACGCTGCGCCTGTTCCGTAAAATGCCGAATTGCCGCCAAGGCTACAGCGAGAACCGGAAACAATTTTATTTTTGCGTCGAACTGAAAGGGTAAATCATGGCTTTCGTTACTGTCTACACGCGCACGATCAAACGCCGCAAAGGGTGGAACGCGGGGAAAACCGAAACCGTCGGGTGCGCCTACCGTACCAAGAGTTTGAGCCCCGCGCATAGGCGTATCCGCGAAAGCTGCCCGGACGCGGTAACCTACGAAGACCCGAAACAAGTTATTACCGACTTCGTTCAAGGGTTCAATTTGGGAACGCTCCCGATTGTTACCGGGGGCCGGGTCGTCGCCCGCGCGGCTCTTGACAACGCCGACAAGTAATACATAATAACCCCCTATGACTACCGCCAAAAACCCCAACCTGACCCCCCGCGGCTACTCGTGCGCCCATTGCGGCCGCTTCTCTGAGTTTTCCGCGTGGCTCTTTGCCCATTGGTACGAGCCGACGACCCACACGTGCCGATGCGGGGCGCGTAGTGTGATCCGCGAGGGTCGCGCAACTTTGAAACACGAACCGCGGAAGGAAAATCATGAGTAACCTAAAACGTTTTTGCGAATGCAATCACCCGGATTGCCGCGGGGGCCAAGTGTGCGACAAGTACGAAGCGCGAATTTCAGAACTCGCCGCGTCGGTCGAGGCGATGCGCGACGCGCTTGCGTTTATACCGCTCTCCGGCTCCATGCTGGGCCACGCTGCCGAAACGAAGAGGCTCGCCGCACTTTCCGCCGCCCCATCCGACGCGCTGCGAGTGGTCGAGGCGAGGACGCTGGGGGCCTTCATGCGTAAGATTGACTCCGCCCCCGGCTTGCACCTGTCCGAACGTCAACGCGCAGAACTCCGCCGCATGGCGAACGAGGGGCCCGCCCGTGACTAACGCCCGCAAGGATTGCCGCGCGCGGCGGCAGCTTGATCAAATGTGCTGCGGTCGTTGCGGGCTTGCATGGGACGTAAACGACCCCGAGCCGCCCGCATGTCGCAAAGTGAAACCGAAAAAAGAAAGGACTAAAAAAAGTGCGAAACCTAATTAGACGATTGCGCGGAAAAGCAATACCGAAAGAGATCATTTGCCGCCCGGAAAAATGGCGGTTGAAAATATGGCTTCGCGGCGATCCGACGCCCCTATCCTTTTTGCAGATAGGCGAGGAATCAATACGCCACGCGCGCCGCTTTATCGAAGACGCCACGACGGGCGAGGGCGGCGATTGGTGGGACACGGGGGGCCTTTGCCTACGCCTTGCCGACGTGGCCCTGATTTCGTTTTCGAGGGAAAAATGAAAACCCTCCATTTCCGCCGCCGGTACAACTGGGGCATATTCGTTAAGAATCACCGCCGCGCCCTTGCCTTGCTCGGCATTGCGGCGGCCCTCTCACTCATGCTGCACCTATGGCACGCCGCCTTGCAAATGGAGATCGGCAAAATCGAGGCACAAAACGAAGCGCGCACGGTCGCAGGGCTGCACTTGTGGGCGGTAACCTTCGGGGCCCCGAAAACGGGCGATATCGTACTCGCCAAGATCGCGGCCCCTAAATGAAAGCCCAAATTTTTATCGACTGTTTGATCGGCGCGATCTGTCTCGCCTTGGCCGTAATCGGAATTATCTACGCCTTCGGCGGATAATACGCGCGAACTATTCCTCCCCGGAACGCGCGTTTTTGGCCCCTCGCTTGAGGGGCTTTTTTTTCGCTTGACATGCGGTAATTTCGTATTGCATAATTCAAACCGTCAACAACCCAACGACGGAGAACGAAATGCAAATCGCCCAAACCATCCTCGCCAAATTGAACGAAGTTTTCTCCCCCATGGACGCCGAAGTTTTGGCCGCCTCCCAAGTGTGGGCGAAGGGCCGCAAACAAGCCTTGCGCGAGTTCAAGGACTCCGACGAAGCCAAAGAAATGCGCCGCGATCAAGGCCGCTATTACCGCCGCCTGTACGCGATCGCCGGCGGGAAAACTTGGTACGACGTTTTCGACGGCCGCAACGACGCGATGATCGAGGCTATCGTCGAGAAGAATTGCGCGGCGACCGTTCGCCAACGTAACGCCAAGATCGCAGCGAAATTAGAAAAAGCGGGGGTAACCGAAGTCCTAAGCGAAGAGTTTACCCATACGCGCGACGGGTTCGACGGGGTTTTCGCGGTTAAAACCGACGCGGGGATTAAGCGGGTAATAATCCGCACGATCCGCGCGGGCGGTCACAATATCCAATGTTTGCACCTTCGCGTTTTGGTCAATGTTCGATAGGCGCGAAAAATAAGTGTTGCAAAATTAAATTTCGTATTGCATAATTCAAACCGTCAACAACAGGGGAGAACGAACCATGCAACAATTCGAAATCGGCAAGACCTACACAACGCGCAGCGCGTGCGATCACGATTGCGTAATCTCGGTCACTATCGAAAAGCGCACGGCAAAGACGGTAACCGCCACGGTTCGCGGCGAATCTAAGACCTCCCGCGTTGCCGAGTATGACGGCGCGGAATTTATCAAGCCTTGGGGGTCGTACAGTATGGCCCCGATCATCCGGGCGAAGTAAAACCGAAGGCCCCCGAAGGGGCCTTTTTTAATGCGGCTTGACTTGCTGGGCCGCGGTGTACGCTTTGGCGATCTCGCCGGCCCCCGTGAGATACCGCGAGGGGTGATCGGCCAAAATATAAAGCTGGGGTTTGCGGCCGTCGGGTTGCACGGGGTTATTTACGCGCCCCTCGGGCAAGCCCGGGTGCAATATATAGCCCATGCCGTGCATAAGCTCGCGCCGCTTCGTATGGCTCAAGCGGTTACCCATCTTGAGCGTATCGGTAATAAGCCGGTCGAGCATAATCGACGACACCCACCCGCCCATAAATCCGGGCGTATCCTGCGCGATCACTTCGGCGATTTGTTGCTCGACGCCGCCGCGGCTTTCGATGATCGCGTCGGCCGTCGTGGAAGTGTCGGGCGCGCGGTGCATCGAACCTGCGGGGTTGAATTCCGCCGGGATTTGGTAGGTATGGAGGAATTCAGAAACGACCGCGAACCCGTCTTGATGTTTAAGCCAATGATACAGGCGGGGGAAATAATCGCCGTCCATGCCGTCGCGGCGTATGTCTTGCATGGATTGCTGCGCGGTGAAGAACAGCGCGAAGCGGCGGGCGTTGTCGGGGGTCTTGCGGATCGCGTTGCGGTAGTTCGTCGTAACCATGAAATTCGCGCAAATACTCATGCTCGCTTGATCGACGCCCTTATATTGAATCTGGATACCCATACCGCCGGTAATCAAGGTTTTCAGCTTCTCGACGATCTCGGCGTGGTGTTCCTGCGAAAACAATTCTTCGAGGGCGATAAAGACTTTATCGGCGATCCAGCCATTAAAGGGGCTATCCAAATCCTCGGCGTGCGGCCAGTGCGTATAGTGCTGCCCGACGGCCTCGGCCACGCAAGCCGAGAACAGCGTTTTACCGTTGCCCTCCACGCCTTGCAGTACGGGGGCCCACGGGAATTTAATACCCTTGTGCTGCACGCACGCGGCCATATAGGAAAGCAAAATAACGCGGTCGCGCTCGTTGGGTAGCACTTTCGCGAGGTGCATAAAGAACGGCGAGGCGTCGCCCTGCACGCGGCGCACGTCGGCCGGCCACCACGTATTCACGCGCAAGCGGCCCGAATCGTTGATGATCGCCCCGGGCGGTTGGTTCGGCTTGAAACAAATCGTATCTGCCCGCGGGGCGCGCAGCACTTGCGACTCGGTGAAAGCCTCCCAAGCGTTGCGCGTGGTGCGCTCGTTGACGGCATCCATTGCGAAGACGTAGCCGCCGAACGCGACGCGGAATTGGTCGGGCTTGAGCAAGACCCCGCCCGGGGTTAAAACGCGGTGCCGATCCTGCACGTAAACACAACCGGCAAAGAGCGTCTTTTGCGCGTCGGGGCCGAGGAATGTTTGCCCGGTCACGGCGGCTTGCATGGGGGCCTCCGCGGCCGCTTGGGGGAGTGCCGAGGGCTCGGGTAGCTTGTCGGTCAATACCTCGCCCGGACGGGCCAGAATCTCGGCGATAGTGCGAGGCAAATAATCCTCGCGTTGCCATTTGTCGCGCACGAGGCCCGAGCGCAGCACGAGGCGTTTAATCCGCTCACCGTGGCGGCCCGTCCAAAAGGCCAAATGCGACACGAGCGCGGCGTCGGCTTGGCTCGCGTCATAGGTGCGGCCCCCCGCATCGGGGTATGCCGCGGCCAATACGTCGGCGTTGCCTTCCCACAAGTCAGCGAAGGACGCGCGGCCGCCGAACGCCGCCGCCGCGCTGCGACTCATGAGGGCCCGCCGGATCAAGTCGTCGTCGTCTTCGGGGCCGCGCCATTCCGGTACGGGCGCGTCGCTCAAAGAAAAGTCGCCGTCGGCGGTCACCCCGGGCGGGAAGTATTCGGCGGCCACGGCATGAAGCGCGGCGGTGCAATCGGTCGCGGCGTTACCTACCGCCCCGACGCCGGTAAGGGCGACGAAGCGCAACTCGGTATAGAACTCCATCCCGAGGGCGGCATTTTTCTTGCCGTGCGCCGGCGCGCGACCCGTGCCGAATATGTGCATCCCTTTACCGGATTGGCTTATCTCCATCGCCGCGCCGGGGAACATGGCGGCGATCTTGAGGGCCAACGGCGACCAATTCGCGCCGTCGAAACAGTTGTCGAGATCGAGGAAAAAGAACGGGTCGACCTCGGTAAACGTAAAGGCCACGCCGTACCCTGCGCCCCAACCGCTCGCGACGGCGCAAGCGTGATCGGCGGTCGTCCAATGCTGCGGATCGTGCGCCGTGACAACTTGCCCCGTGTGGGGGCTTACTGGCAACTTATCGAATTTCCCCGGCTTCGTTTGGCTGGGTACGAGGGCATAGCAAAGGAATTGTTTATACGCTGCGAGAGGCGCAAGGGCCGACGGCAAGGTTTGCATTATTCGGCCCTTCTATTCTGCGAGAGATTGTAAAGCGCGGCGGCGCAATTCTTCGGGGGCCTTGAGTGCATGACGATCACGGACGGCCAAACCTTGCGCGATCACCGGCAGGCACTCGACGCGGATCGCTTCGCGCATAATATCTCGGCGAAGGTCGGGCATCGTGCCGCAATGGTAGGTAATCAGCGTCGGCGGAATGTTTGCCTTGTGGGCTATGTCGTCGCGAGTCATGCGGTTATATCCCTTTTTTGGGGCGATTTCGAGGGCAGCACGCAAGATTTGCGCGATACGCTCCCGAGCCTCTAGTTTTATTTGTTTTTTCATAGTTCCGTCAGTTTATCCAAGTTGTCGAAAGTGTCAAGTTACAAAGAACCGCGCCCCGTTGCGAAGGCCGCATCGCCCCCGCAAGCGTTGACGAGGTTCGACCATGCTAATTGCGCGGGCTCCCGCCCCGCCCCGGTATATTGCCAGCCGGGAGCCTTGATCTCGCGGCTTACAAATTGTCCGAAAGTGTGGCCGACGTGGTGCGGCAAGATCACGACCGGCCGGATACCTACGAGGTCGGCCGACTTCATGACTTCGTTAAGTGCGGCCGAGTCATTGCCGAGCCCGTAGCGCACAAGGCGGCCCTTCTCGTCTTTCAACGCGCCGACATTGTTTCGGAATAGTTTCACGCCCTTTTCGCTGGCCTCAAGTCGCACGACGCTTTGCGCCCACGCTTCCGACTTACCCGCGGCTTCGCTTGCCGGATCGAGCGGCGGCGTATAGAGGCCGAGGGTTGTTTGCAGGTCGCGAAATACTTCGAGCGGAACATTCCAACGCCGCGCCCATTCGTGAAGGTTATTCATTGCGCGATTACCCCTTGTTTGTCAAGTACGGTTTTAATTTTGAGGGCGAGGGCTTCGGCCTCGGGTCGGCCCAAGGCTTGCGCGCTCAATACGTCGAGGCCGAAAGCGTGGAAAAAACGCCGGTAACTTTGCGAGTCGTCGAAGCCTTGCGCGTTTTGCCAGCCCGCCCAAAGTGCGATCTGTTCGCGCAGGAAAAATTGAGCGTTGACGCGCGCTTGATGCTGTTTACGTACCCCCGCCGCGGCGATCGCGTCGAGGTGTTGCGGGATGCGCGGGGCCCCGTCGATCAAGGCAACTTTGCCGCGCATGGCCGCGAGTGTCTCGGGGTCGAGTTCGTAGAGGTCGCCGTCGACAAACTCGGGCGCGGTGCGCTCGGGCGGCTCGGGGTAGAACCCGCAATACGGGCACGTTTTGTTATAGCGCGGATACACCGAGGCGCAAGGCGTACCCATGCCGTCGGCGTTTTCGTTCGCGCACGCGCGCAACGGGATCGCGTCGGAAGGCCCCGAGCTTCTCCGGTTGCGGCGGTCGAGCGTATCGTTACGGGGCGCATCGGGCAACCCGTGGCGTATGACGTTGCCCACGTGGTCGATAATCAGCGCGACGGGCTTGCCGCTTGCGGCAATATGCGCGAGGCGTTCTTCGTTGGTCAAAGTGCCCCAGCGGGCCAGCAAAGCGGCGTCGAGCATGAGGCGCAAGGCGCGGCCGAATTGCTGCACGAACAGGGGCCAAGATTCGGTTTTGCGAACCATGCTTACGACTTCGATCGCGGGGAGGTCGAAGCCCTCGCCGAACAAATCGACGTTGACCAATTGCAAGACCTCGCGCCGTTCAAAGCGGCGCAAGATTTGCGCGCGTAACAGGTCGGGCGTCTTTGCGCTCACGATTTCGGCCGGCACCCCGGCGTCGCGGAAGGCTTGGCAAATTTCTTTCGCGCTTTCCACGTCGACGGCAAACGTTACGCCGAGTTTGCCGCGGGCAATCTTGAGATAGTGTTTCACCACGTCGCCGACGATCTTATCGGAAGCGTGAACCGCCGCGCGCAACTTGGCGGGGGAGTAATCGCCCGAAGCGGTAATCGTGACTTCGGAATAGTCCACGTCGGACGGCGGCGCGAAAATGCGGTAATCGGTCAAGTACCCCGCGTCGATAAGCTCGCGCATTTCGGGGCCCTGCACGATCCCGTCGAAAAGCCCATCGGCATCCCGGCCCAGCCCCTTACCGTCAGCCCGCGCCGGCGTGGCCGTTACGCCCATCCCGTAGGCGTTCGGAAACATGGCCGCGGCCGCGCCCCATTTGTTTTCCCGCAAAACGTGGTGCGCCTCGTCCTGCACCCAAAGCCCCACTTGACGAAACCAAGAGTCGGCCGAGGTGTTCCGATTTACGAGGGTATCGACGCCGCAAACGCCCACACGCCCGCCCGGATCATAGAACGATCGGCCGAGTCTATCCATGTGCAGGGCCACGCAATTACGCCGTAAGGAATCCGGCCCGACGATGCGGTGCCGTACGTCTTCGCGGGCCAGCGCGAGGGAAATTTGCGATACCAATTCGGAACGATGCGCGATCACGGCGGCCGCGCGATCGACGGTACGCACTACGTCGGCGAGGATCACGGTTTTACCCGACCCCGTGGGCGACTTAATCAGTACGTTACGGCGGCCCTCTTGCCAATGCTGAAAGACCGAGGCTTTAATGGTTTGCTGAAACGGGCGAAGGCGACTCATAAAAATTTAATTTCGTATCACTTGACAAGAAAGACAAGACGACTATACTTCGTTTCGCGACTATTCGCAACTCTTAACGAAAGGTACTCAAATGGACTACTGCGGAATTACGGAAGAAAGCAAAGCCCTCGAAGCCGTGAAGAATGACGGCGACGCGCTGCGATACGTGAAGGATCAGACCGAAGCGGTGTGCCTCGAAGCCGTGAAGCGTAACGGCTACGCGCTGCAATACGTGAAGGATCAGACCGAAGCGGTGTGCCTCGAAGCCGTGAAGAATGACGGCGACGCGCTGCAATACGTGAAGGATCAGACCGAAGCGGTGTGCCTCGAAGCCGTGAAGAATGACGGCGACGCGCTGCGATACGTGAAGGATCAGACCGAAGCGGTGTGCCTCGAAGCCGTGAAGAATGACGGCTACGCGCTGCGATACGTGAAGGATCAGACCGAAGCGGTGTGCCTCGAAGCCGTGAAGAATGACGGCTACGCGCTGCGATACGTGAAGGATCAGACCGAAGCGGTGTGCCTCGAAGCCGTGAAGCGTAA